AAGTTTTTAGCATTACAAAATGCTTTTATTTCACCAACGTAAAATGATAAAGCACGGTTATTATTCTCTATATACCCAATAACGCTAGGCCAAAGTTTTCCAGCTCTTGACTCAAATTGGGCAAGCGTAATGCTTGTATAATCAGAAACGCCAATATCATAAAAAGCATAAACCATCTTATTAGGGAAATAATGCCCTTTGATGATACGTTCTGATTGATGAATCGCATTAATCGCAATTGCAAAATATTTAGTTTCCTCATTAATTTGTACATTGCCGTAGTACTCTTGCTGAATAAGGTACTCAGGCATTCCCGCACGTCTATCTTCGTCAACGTCTTCATCCGTTATGTAGGGTTGACCTTCATCGTCAACCAATGTATTAATGCTTTCTTCACGACAAAACCATAGTGGATCTTCTTTATTTTTCTTGAGCATCCAATAGAAATGATTCATCCCGTCATATGTTGATTGGCCGAATAGCCATCCTCCGTTTTGTCGCAATACTGGCAGCATGTTATAAAGTACACTTGGGTCGGAGAAAGCGAGTTCTGAAAATACGATACCACGAGGGTTAGTACCCCGTAGCTTATCGGGATCAATATCGCAACCAACAACCCAAATGAGACTACCATTAGTAAGGTGGATCGACATATCCGCATCGTTTGGCCTCCGAGCAAGTAACCGTTTAGGTATCATTTCAATAAACTTAATACTGGCACCCGTTTCTTTATCAAGCATCGCACCTTCCCACAAAATCTTTCGCGCACGCACGTTTGTGGGGTAAGCCATAATGTAAAGCCCCGGGTCACTGATAGCAAAATCCAGTATAATATTCCAGGTCGTTACCTCTTTACCCGAGCGTCTAGGCCATTGTGCGAGCAATCTAAGTGAGGATTTATTAACAAGTTGGTCGCGTGCCTCACGTTGATAGGGTCTAAAATCAATCACAGGGATTCTGATTTGATACCCATCAACCCAGCTCACAAGTAAATTGTTATGAGCATCTCTTGTTAATTCATACTCGCTTAATTGCTTCGTTGAATGAACCGTCAAAGCCTTATCCCGTATAGCTTTTATCTCTTGTAATAAGCTCATAGTTAAGTCTTAATGCATTTCAATACCACAGCGGACGTTTGCACAATATTAAATGGTACACTTTCGCCTGTATCTGCAATTGATGTTGTCGATGTACCTGGTAATGTGAATGATGTGGATGATGCGCTTCCTACTACGGGGTGCAATAATGATCCACTAGCAACATTTGATGCGGTAAATGTTGTGGATGTTGTAGTCGTTGCACCATGAGTATGTGATGGTAATTGTAATGGATCAGTCAAGGCAGTTGTTTCACCTGTACAAGTGCTTCCAACTGTATTGCCAATAACACCTGTTGCAACCCCTCCAGATCCCATCGTAACTGAACGCGCTAGATTAGGTACATTAAAATTAGCCCCACTTCCACCCCATGTATAGCCAATTACCGCAAATAAATCCGGTTGATCGGCTACTAGATACGAATCACCATTACAGGCCACAAAGCCCGATGGCGGTGTACCACCACCGAAATCTATAATTGTACCCGTTGGAAATGGTGCAACTACCGCATTGGTCAATAAGGTTAACTGAGCCGATACTGTAGTTGGATTCATATTCACTGAATCATAATATCCCACCAATGTAGCACCGTCTGTGACTGGTGCTTCACTAGCTAATTCAGAGCGCAGTGTTGATGAATCTGCGGATTGATCAAGAAAAGCTGATACCACTCCACCTTCTGTTGCTCCTATCCATATATAACCAGGCTGTAAAACAGGTATTTGTACATTTGCTGAAATGGTTGATTCTGGTAAATATGAATTGACGATGTAACTTAGATTGCGTTCAAGGGTGTATGATTTATTTTGCTGGCTAATCAAAAGTAATTTATCCAAAGCCATATCCAGTGTAAAGCCAGAAAAGGTTTGTGCTTGTGAAAACTCTACATCTAAAGATGCTTGAACATCTCTAACGATTGTCACAATCCAACTTGCGGGTGGAATATGACCCGATAAAAATGTAATGATACCGCCTGTGAGCGGATCAAGATTAGGTGTATAGGTATAATCTACACCCCATATATTGATATCTGATTCAGGCACAGGGGTTGCCGTTGATAATTGGGTGAACACATCCAGGTTAGGTGTGCCGTCTGGTTCTAAGGGTGTAAAGAATGGCACGATATAAGTTGTAGTGATGCCATCTGCAAAATATTGCACGATGGTATTTTGTTGTGGTAAATCTGCCATGTTATACCCCTAATATAAAGTGTGTTGTCCTGGTGCTAAATAAGGCTTATCACCCATCAGTGATTCAAAGAATGGATCTGCAAAAGGAATCGTGCTAATTGGGTTCGCATGTTTTACGAAATCCTTCACGTTCCGTTTGGCTAATTTCAAATCACCATTCATCAAAGCAAAGCCCGTTGATAGTCCATCAGAGAGCAAATCCAAAGAGGGTGACATTAAAAGGTTTGTCACCAGGTGTTTATTCTCATTGCGTTGGTCAAGTACCCGCATAAAGACACCCGCACCAGGTATCGCCATCCTAAGCAAAAACTTAAACTTTTCATTGGCATTCATCTTGCCAAAATCAGGCGGTGATTTACCCTCGGCAATGGCTTCCAATATCATACCTAAAGAGTTAGCCATCATCACACCTGATGTTAATGTAAAAGCATACATCAATTTCGCTTGATATGTATCGAAGTCTTTAAGCCCACCATTCCAAACACGCCTAAAATATGCGATTGGGTATTGCTTAAACTGTCTAAACAAGGACAATAAAATACCACCCGATGTACCAGGGGCATAGTTTCCACCCGTAAGCATAGACTCAAAGGCCGCGGGATTTAACACCGTGTTCTCTTTTGCCATGTTAAACATGCCAAAGACTTTGTTATAAAGCGCATCACGATAGCCTGATAATGGAGTAAGCTTGTCGCTCTTATCCCACAGTGCGCGAATCTCTGCATTATCCAACTCATCCACTATGTCCACCGCAAACAAATCATCTTTGACTTTAGAGCGTAGAGCATCCCATTCGTGATCACTAATGTTAAACTTTTCCATCTGTGAGCGTGTTTGATGACCTAATTCAGCAAATGACTTGTGGGCATCATGTCCTATGCCTTTCATGAGAGCCGCCCCAGAACTTAATACGTTGCCATTATCAAGGGCTGTCATGCCAGTGTATTTAAAGAATGTGGTTGTAACCTTACTCGCTACTTCACCAAAGTTATTCGCTTCTGCAAACTTACCCAGATAACCCATGTGTACGTCTAAATCCATCTTGAGTGTTTTGGCAAGCCTAATGCGTGCCTCATCTGGGAATAATCCAAACTGATGAATGATGCCATCAAAGTAATTTGACCAGTAGGAAAACCCGAACCGTTTAGCAAATGCTGCCACTTGTCCTACGTCTGAAATACTTTGTATGGGTAGCTTACCTAAGCGGTTCATGGTACTTAATGAAATCAGCGCGTTTTTAACGTTATTCAATTTAGGCGAGTAGATAGTTTGATCAATCCCACGCACGTTTTTATAAAGCCCATCAGCATAACTATACGATGCCAAACCCACATCAGGATGTTCTTGTTGTTGCACATGGCGCATAGCGTTATACATGGCATCAGGGTTTGATCCCATTATTTCAGCCATCCCAATGCTATTTGATGAGGTTTCAATGTCCTTGATTAAGGCAGTAAAGAGTGAGCCTGTACCAAATTCATCATTGAAACTTGCCCAGCTTTCCCAGTCTTTGGGATGATAGAACATACGCCTTGAGCGTTGCACTGCTTCCCAGTCACGTACCGCACTAGATTTAACAAATATTTGGGATGTACCGCGCACGATATTGTCATATGACTTGCTAACGATTTCGGTAATCTTAGCCATGTCTGGGTTTCCTTCCAAATCATAAGCCGATGTATGCCCGAAAGTCTTTTTTAAATCGATGGTTTCAATTCTTCGTTTAACAAAATATTCTTTAGACATGTGCTGATTTACTTTGCCCTTGGATTGCGCTTGTGTCACCGCACTTTGACCCGCATTTAAAACACGCTCTTGATTGTAGGTCGTCTTTAAAAATCTATCCTCTGCAATCTCATGGGGTTGTAATGCATTGGACTGAATCATTTTTAGGTTTCTAAACTCAGGATATTCTCTTATGATATCGGCAATAGCGGCAATTTCTGGATCAAGAGATTTCTTGCCATTCAAGTGAGAATATATCTCGCTGTTACGCTTACCTTCCAAAAGGATATCGTATTGTTCAGGTGTAAAACGTCCAAGGCTACCGTTGAATAACTGGTGCTTGGATTTGTACCGTGCCACCTGAATGTTATCGTCTTTATTACGATTGGTCATGTGTAAGAAATCAGGTAGTTTTAATCCCTTTTTAATCTTGACCGTTTTCTTTTCAAGTTTTAAAGCATCATTGGCCTTGGTAGCAGCTTGAGATAAAAGTATATCCATCTCTTGTTTATTGATATCCTGGATAGCACGGTTAACGGCATCTTGTCGGCCTATACCTTCATACTCAAGTGCACGTTGATTAACAGAACTCACATAGTCTTTAAGCTCTTGGTCTGTGAAATGGCTTAACGCTTTCTTGGCATTCTCGATACAATCCTTGCCTACTTTTTCACCCTTATTGACTTTAGGTTTAGCCATTGATTCCCCCTAGCGCACACTCAATCAATTCAGAGAGTGCTTTCTCATTGGCACTTAATTGGTTAAGCTTGGCCTCGATTGCGCCAAATTCCTCTTTGTCAAACTCCGAGCCAAAATCATCTACTTGTTTTTTAAGCGCATCAAATATGGGTTTGGTTTCGGCTTTCTCTTCAACGCCTGTTTCACCTTCACGCTTAGTTTCGTTACCCTTAAATTCGTTTCTTACTTCTTCGTAAATAGCTCTAGCATCTGTTCCGTAGCTTGCAAGTTCGGGATTTGTTGATTCAACACGTCTTTTAATATACTCAGTAACGCGCTCAGGATTAGCAATACGCGCAGCATTAGAATCAACCATGTCGACAAATCTTTTAAGAATTGTGTTAAACGCTTCCTGGCGACCATACTCTTGTTCCATATGTATGCGATTAAGTAAATGCTTGGCATTCGCCCATATCTCGGATAACTCTTGCAACCTATGAAATGCTTTTTGTGATTTGAAATCATCCCTTAATGTCTTGTTTTCAAATAGTGTATCTCTAATATACTTCAATTCTTGTTCTGGCGTGAACAGCTCTAAGTCTTTGATTTGCTGCTTCAAGGTTTCAATCGTTTTATCGGTGGTAGCCGTTCGATATTTAGCAAACTTTGGTGACTTCATGCGGTGATATTTACGCTCTAGTGCTAACTTTTCAGCCACCTTTTCAGGCACACTATAAGGCACTTCGCTATGGTCGAATATCTTATTTTTACGTAGGTGATTGTAGATACTCTTTTGAGAAAATAACTCATTCTTGCCTAAGCCTTTGGGTAAATGAGTATCAAGAATGGTATCAAAATCTTGGAAATGTTTGGCACGTCTGCCTAACTTTGAATCAATAAAGGTGGTATACCCTTTAATGGCATGGACAATGTTAGGGTTATCAGCCATGAGACTACGCATAGCATCCATACGGTTATGAACTATATAGGTTGATAATGCCCTGGTTTCCTCAGTAGTAAAGTTTGTCGCTGCCTGATCGGCAATAGCATTTTTCAAATTCTTCACATCGTTTGAATCAAGGATTTGAAACCAGTGTTTACCTGTTACGCGGTCATAAGGGATTTGTGCCTCATCCAAAATTGCCTTTGAGGATTCAAAATGCGCCTCATGGTCATTGGGATTTTCCAAATACTTCAAATACCAATCACGTTCTTTTTCGGTTATCCTATTTTCTTCTACAGCCTCATTTAAAGTTTTCTCAAGCTTCGTTTGATTAGCTTCTCGGTGGGCTGCTTTCTCTTCATTTGTTCGGAGTAAACTTTGCTCTGCCTCACGTGCTGCTGCTTGAGTCCTATGTTCCTCGGCCACCTTGTGGGCTTTAGCTTGCTCTGCACGTTTTAAACCTGGTATTTTGGTTGCCTTAAATAAAACATAACCACCCGCAAGGGCTGCTGTTGGCAATAGAAAGCCGTAGTTATCTGCTGCCCAATCATGAATTGCTTCACGGGTATTGAGCACATCATTTTCTTTGTGATAATTTTCAGCGATATGTTCGGGTATGGTAAACCCTTTGTATGCTGTATAAGCTTCAACGGCAGCTTTCGTGGTTTTTGCAGCTGTCGCTTCCCCAATTAAAGGAAAGTATCGTGCATAATTACCCGCTACCATTTGTGACAACGGCTTATTGGCCAGACTTAGAAACGCTTCGGGAGCTAACGCGCGAGTCGCTATACCACTTGCGCCCAGTGCAAAACGACCTACTGCACCACCTACAAACCCTAATGGCGCAAGAGGTGCTATTGAGCCTGCGAAATTTGAAACGTAATCAAGCCCAACTTGAGCCGTTCCTAAACGTGGATCGGATAAGTTGTTATTGATTACATCAATCTTTTCTGCCATGCGTTTACGAAAATCAGGTGAGCTTAAACCAGGTGATATTTTTTCACCCAATACAGAACCCGCAAGCCCCACTTCATAGAATGGTTTTTGAAAGGCTTGCAATGCTGAATGTGCAACCGTGGGCTTCGGATCTAATTCAAATCGTGAGGCAANCTCATATTCAGAATTTAAACTCATAGAAAGCCCTTGTTGTATTGGAATGATAGAACTTGATGCCAATATGATTTAGCTTGTTTTGCCTCATCAATACGTTTGTCATGCTCGGCAGCCCTCAAAATTCCCTCATTATACATTTCATAAAATGCGGGGTGTCCGTCTTTATCTGGGATAAGTTGACCTGCACCATTGACCACAGCAATACGGCCTTGNGTAGAATTTACAACACGTAATTGATTCTTGCTCATGTAATCGTTCACTTGCGACTCATTCATGTATTGCAAAAGTTTGTCGTGCACTTCGTGAATGGCATGATTTGCAAGCAAACTCATTTGAGGTTTGGCAAGCGGTATCACATTCGCATCAAAGATAAAGTTAGATGATGACTCGACCTTGTAGGCACGTTCCATATTCTCTTTATAGGTTTTAATGTAATCATCCAAGTGATCGTATTTAGGGTCAACATGCTTTTCNGCCATGTAATTGATATAGCGAATAGCTTTATCGGTTGACCCTTCCAGTATTTCACGGCTATTGGCTTGCGCACCTAGGTACTGATTGATGTTGCCAAGTTTGCTATTCACCTGGTCACGAATATAACCGACATTCTTACCGTCTTTGTTTGTCTCTAGGAACTTAGACTTTAAGGCTTTGTTGGTTTCTTTCCCGCTGTCGTTAATTGCATCTTGCTGGGAATGCCAAAGGTCACTTAAAAAGCCTTGGTCGGCCTTTCCAATCAGTTGCCCTGTTTCATAAATCGTTAAAGCTTTGCGTGGGTCGGTGGTCGAGTTCGCCAAGATTGCGCGATTCTCAGGCGTAAAGATGGCAATGTTATTGATGGCTTGCGCGGGATCAGCACCAGGTGAAAACCCATCTAAAATAGGTTNCACGTATTGATGNGGTATCGCTGTACGGTATTGGTCTGGCACATCNGCACCGACCCCAACCGCATTTAATTTGCTTACCAAGCCATTCAAGTTATCGATATGAGCTTGTGAACGCTGGCGTGATACGTCTGCCTCATCACCAAAGTATGCATGATTATTCACGACTGCATTGGCATCGTTAAATTCCAAGTAGGCTTTGGCACCCGCTGGCGTTTGCGATATGTAATCAGAGTATTTATTATTATCGGTGATACCTACAATGTAATTATTTAAACGGTCTTTGTAGCCTTGTTGCTCTGTACTTAATCTGTCCGTTTTCTTTAGAATATCCAGGCGTTTATTTAACATTTTCCAGGACACGCCCGAGAAAATATCACCACTTGCTTGCGCAGCACCCGCTTTATAGACTAATAATGATTGTAGGGTTTCAGTTTTTTTAACGCCCGCTAACTGAATAGGTGCCACATAATCACCTTGCGCCCAACGAGATTTAATATCTTGTGAGGTTAAATGCCCTAGGTGACTGTCTGCTTGTACCATGGTGTCATGCGTCATAGGCAAGTTGGCATTACTAAACGGTTGCGGATTAGGTGAGGCTGCATGTAATGCGTTTACGTCACTGGCAGTTAAATTTTCATTCCTATAACCTTCAAGAATTAAAGCTGCTCTATCAACTTCGTGCTCAAGTTGCTTATGAAGATTGGCTGCTTCAACCGCTGTCAAAATTCCTGATCGCACTTGACCAGCCAGCGATTGATATTGTGCTTCAATCGTTCTTTCTGCTTCCTCTGGGTTAGAGTAAAGGGTATTGCTAATGTCTTTGAGCGTACTACCAAAGGCTGAAAGTGTTGAATACTTTGCAGCCTCATTGGTCATTTGTATTGATTTTTCCTGCGCCTTAAATGATAAGTCACGCACAATGTCATGGGATGCCAATTCAAGATTAACTTTATCTTGTCGGTTAAGCTTGGCGGTAGACTTTATCTTTTCGGCTGTTTGCTCGGCATTCTTAGCAATAGCCTCTGAATGCTCAGGACTTCGTGCCATTTCAAGTTTTGATTTTGCCGATACATCATCCAACATGGACTTGGTTTGTAATAAATTCGTCTTTGAGGCTTCACTTGCGTAATCGCCAGACTTAACAATAGCGCGTTCAGCAATGTTGCCGAGTACTTTTGCAATGCTTTCATAACCTTTGGCCTTGGAATTAATGGGGTAAGGGGGTTGAATCACAGGCCGAGCTTCTTTGTCTTGCGCGATTTCTTGCACCATTATTATAAGTCCTCAACTTGTGGCAATTTCTTTCCACCGCCTAATGTCGGCCATTTCTCAGCCACACCCGCAGCCTGAAACGCAAAGGTTGCAGCATCACCAAAAAGCTGCGCATGTAAGTTTGTCTTAACGTTTTTACGTTCGATATTAAGACTCTCTTGCCCTAATGCTTCCTCAGCTTTCAAGTTACCCTCTTTACGAGAACCTATGTTTAAAGTCTCTCGCTGAATGGCATTAAAGCTCGGTGATGCAAACGACACACCACGTGTGCTAAGTTGCGCTTGCTGGCGTTGTAAAATCTTCTCGGTTGCGTCAAGATTTTGTATGTTTTTTTCTTGATACTGCAATGCCAATAGCTTTGATTGCTGATTAATCGCTGATAGATTGGCCTGTTCCGCTTCCTTTTCAGCACTCATTTTGGCAATCGTCGCCCCTGCCGAAATAGCAGCTAATGCAATGCCCGCTGTTTCTAATCCCATAATGCCCCCTAGATAACTGCCATGTCTATCTCATATCCAATTGACAGTATTTGCAAATCAAATGGTGAGGATTGCGTAATCACAATCGCATCACTATCAAACCTATTGTACCCTTCCACAGGATTGTAAATAGTGGTACCTGTCTTTGGAATCAGTGGTAATCCTAATTGGATTTCGTGGAAATTCTGATACTGCACAAGCTTTCCATTAATAAAAAAGTCCAATGATTCAAAGTAATCAATGTAAACCCTACTTAGAATCTTTTCAAATGGTGAACTGGTCGCACTAAAGAATGGGTACATCGGCTTAATCTCAACATCGTACAGTAAGCCCACTTGAACCGTAACCGCTGTGGTAATCTCTGGTGGCAACGGTGACACTACAATTGTACCATTCTCAACCAAATACTCGCCCAAATCATTATCACCACCATCTGTGTGATAAACCACTTGCACCGTGTAGCCATCAAATCTATCAAGTTGCTGTATGGTTCCATCAATAGCCATTAAATGGCTTTGCTCACTGTCAATAAAGACACCTGTTTCAAATCGTTCTATGGTGTATGTTTCTGTGAGAATGTAATACTTTAAAATATACACGTGATTGTTAACCGTACAAATATCAATCAATTGCACATTGTCCTCAAAGACAATTGGGGTTAATGCTGCAAGTTTAAGTTCACTCGCAAACTGAAAGGCTGTAATCGTATTATCATCAGGGTTCATTAAGTAAATAAAGTTATCCTGGGAAACATCCGTACCACGCAATAACGCGCGACTTACAGGGTTTTTCATTAAGTGCTGGCTTTGTGGGGCTATATTTGTCGCAAGATATGCAAGCCCTACACCCGTAAAGTGAAAATTAATAGCAGCCTTACCCGTTTTCTGCACAAAGTACGAATCGTTTAAATAGGTTTGAGGCTTTAATGTGCCGGACGCACCATATGATGATTGCTGCCTTATTGAAAATGTACTAGGGGTTAATCCTACGTCTTCATTTTGAGGGCACGCAAATTCAAAGTTGGTAGTATAAATCTCAAGTTGTTTACCGCCATTCATCCAAAGGATTTGACCCGTATCAGTTTGCCCAATGGTGTAGATAATGGCATCCGTAGGCGCACCCGTTCCCACGTCAAAGGATATGGGTTGATTGAGTTTAGAACCAAAGATTGTGATAGGCAGCAATTGAGTATTACCAAACCATAATCTATTTTGGAAATAAAGCACCTTAGCCGGATAGCCTAACCCAAAGGGGTTGCCTAATGTATTCACCCAGGCGGGCTGCCTAATGGAGTACTGCGTACCGGATGTTGCATAGCCTGATGTTTGAAAGGCAATTTGAACCGTGGCTGTAAAGGTCACATTCAAACCTGATTGTGATACAGCCGTAATGATTGCATAGCCCACAGGGGCTAATTCACTTACACCACCACCCAATATTTCACCGCCTACCCACGCGTTATTATAAACTGAACCTGCGGGCAAGCCTGAAAATGTAATGGTTAGGGTTGACCCTGAAACACTAAGGGAAACCGTAGTACCGTTGTAGTTGATATTATTGAAATCATAGGACGGCAACGGGTAAATATCCAGGTATGCAAAGGCAAACGTTAATGGATCGTAACTGCTAATATAAATTCGACCAGGTGGATAGTTAGGGGATGTTAAAATAAGCGTGTCATTGTCTTGGGTATAGTCGATATCAAACAAATCAGCTGCCGTGTAGTCAACGGGAATGGCTTGTATCAGCTGAATGTTTTCATCATTGTAAACTACGAATGCGCCTGTGTAGGTTACTACGAATTGGTCGAGATAGGTTCCTACAAATTCCTCAGACTCAGGTACCGTGAATACATAAAAGTTACCAGCGGCACCTAGGATAATGTAGTACTGATTGTTTTTGTCGATGAACTCATACATGGTTGAGTTCTGTACGGCTTCCTCTGTCGCATCATATCGAAAAGTTGTGCCTTTGCGCTTTTTAGAAAGGCCAGTTGTACCGATTTCACAGTTTAAAAGACTTTGCGCAGCGGTGAGATACGATTCAACGTCTGTACGTTTCCAAGTTACTATATCAGCCTCGCCAGCTGTAAAAGCGGTTTGCCTCACCATTTTAGACATAAATCACACCTTTAGTGATAGTATACTTTAATTAAAACACCTAATTAGTGCTAAACAAAGGTTATACGGTTGAAATCATTATAAGGTGTGGCAGACACACTCCTTTCCATATCATCTTGCGTAATGGCTTTAGCAATAATCTTTTCATACTCTTTTTCAAGGTACGCTGCTAATTGAATATTGTTTGTAAGTGTAGGCGCAAGTTTGGCAGCGGCATACAATACTAAAGCTCTCGCAAACAATGGGGTATAAACCTCTGGCACTGCTTGATTCACGATATAGTAATACCCGACTGGTAATACTTGTGCAAGCAAATAGCCATCTGCAAATTCATAAATAGGCCACTGTGAGCCTGTAGCTTGCCACTTAAAGAAATGTCCAAAGTTCCCAGGCAATTGATAAGTGTAATTGTAATCTGGTGAAAAGTTGAATGTTAAGGGCGTGTTGTTAAATGTGTAGACAACAAGAAATGTCCAGTTATAAACCAGATATAATTCAGGGGCAAGTTCAAGCAACTTAGCATTGACTTGTTCCGCGTCTGGGCTTTCGTCAATAGCCGCTACTGCGGGTCTACCCAATTCTGATAATGTACGATTAACAAGTTGTAGTTGAGTAGGCATAGTTCCTCTTCATAAAAATTGGGGGACGTTTTAAGCCCCCCAAACTGATTATAGAACTGCGTAGCCAATCAACAAGGTACCACTCAACGCACTACCTGCAACGTTGTTGTTGGTCACGTTCAATGTTGCAACGCCTGCACTTGCGTACACGCAGCTTAATTGAACGCCTGGGATGGCGTTAGTACCGCCCATCAGACTTACTAAAATAACAGAGGTTGATGTAATCTTGCTGTTATTGAAAGTAAGTGCTGTTGTGCCAGCCGCAGCCGTTGTCAATGAAGATGTGGTTAACACACCTGATTGACCATTGGCCGTAAATGCACTACCTGATTGGGTAGCATTTGCTTTCACAGTCAATACGGAGCCAGTCAATTGACCGCCAGCTAATGGCACAGCACCTAAGTTAGCCAAGGCAGCTGATGCGCTTGCAACATCTGACAGGTTGTTAGCAGACAGTAAGTAACCACTTGGGTTGCTTCCCTCAGCGATACTTGTTGCAACGTAACTGATGACTGATGCACCAGGATCGCCACTACATAGAATCACTAAGCTACCAGCACTTGGTGTTACCTTTTCAATGTAAACCGCGTTAGCAGATGTATTGATATCAGCCATTACAACACTGGTTGCTAAGATGTTAGCATCAGTGATTGTGATAGTCGCACTACCGCCCGCATTGGTGTAGCTGGCTGCATAACAACCTTCCGCAGTCAACGCAGTTGATGGTGTAACCGCCAAGTATGACAATACAGACACACCAGGATCGCCACTGCAAAGGATAACCAAAGAACCAGCGGATGATGTTACCTTTTCAATATACACAGCATTAGCCGAGCTATCGAAGTTAGCAACTACCACGCTATTTACAGTGATTAAGGCATCAGCAATCGTGATTGTGGCACTTCCACCAGCATTTGAATATTGGTTGGTGTAGATACCCATATTCTGTAATGCAAGTGAGCCAACAATTGAGAAGTAAGCCAATGTAGATACGCCAGAGGTTGCACTATTAACAACAGTCAATAGCCCAGCACTTGGGGTAACTTTCTCTATGCCGCCAGGGGTAGCCGCTGTGTCCCAACGAGCAAAGGCAATCGCAGCCGCACTAATTTGGGAATCAGAGTAAGTTGATGTTCCGCTAGTTGTGGTTGATGATGCTATGGCCGAATGGAAACCAAGGGATGCTAACAATGGAGTACCAGCGGTTGCAAATGCTGGGGGTACTAAACTCCAATCGCCTGTACCTGGGTTATAGTTCACTTTCAGTTGAGTCAAAATACTTGCTTCGCCAGTACTCAAAGGAAATACGGACGTATCAAGGTAGTTAATGTAAAACAAATCGTTTTGCTTAACCTTTGCAGAGATATCATTTAGATATCCAGGCACGGTAATCATCGCATACGAATCTTCAGTACTTGCATAGAATTCACTAGGCGCGGTACTAATATTTCCCTCGGTGATAAAGCCGAGCGTTTCAAAATTAGACATGATGAATCACTCCTTATGCGTTAGCAACGTATGGGTTATTAGTTTCAATTAACGCGATACCGTTGTACTGGATTACGTTAGCCCCTGATGTGAGAACGGTTAACAGTTCCCATCTATCATTTTGTGGCACCCAAGTAATACTTGTTGAAACGTCACGGTTGAAAATCTGAACCATTGAATCCATGTGTACTAATGGAGTCAAATAGGTATCAGTACCCATTGAGGCTGTGAACGGAATCGTGTTGATACCATTGGCACCCAATGTACGAATGTCCACACCTAAGTATGAAGACAAACGGTTGTCAACCAAAGGACGAACATCGTTATAGAATATGTTAACGACACGATCATCATTCAACATAGACTGTTTGGTAATCGCTGGTAGCCAGAGAGAACATGAGTTGTCCATCACGTTCACGCCTTGGTTTTCCAAGTAAGACAAAGCTTGTGCAAGTTTGCCTTCGTTCATACCAGTATTTACGCCCACGTTTACGGGAACGGTGAATATGGTACTGAAACCGATTGAAGTGTATAGCGCGTTAATCTTAATGTAATCCACCATACGAGCAGCTGCTAGAGCGTGTAACTTTGCATGGTCAACAATCTTGTCGTAAGCGAAAAGAGTCTTTTCACCACCGCCAATAACAGTTTTGAGTGCATAGTTATAGGGGATAATCATAACATTTGTAGAATCCACAGGTGTTACAGGAATGTCTACAGGCGCATAGGTTTGGTTTTGCATTTCGATGATATCAGAAACAGGCACGTTGGTAGCTTCACCAGTTGTACCGTGACGTTCTTCAATCGTATCAGCCAAGTATTGGCTATTTTGGTACCGAATTGTTACCTCGGTGTCGAACAGCTGTGACGCTGTTGCTAGATCAATTTGATCAGCCATGATTGCGTACCTCAATAGTATAAACAAATACACGCAAGTCGAGCGTGTGCCTATCGATAACTATTGGGTTACGGGTAATCCGGCCAATATTATGTGTGATCAAATAATGAAAGGTTGCCTTATAGGGCTTCCATTAAGCGATACTGTATATTATGTACATTCGTTTTGTTTTGTCAAACCTCATCACGTTCAAGTTCATAATATCTTTTACGTAATGAATCTATGGCTGATTTAACGGCATCTATTTCAGTAAGAAAATTCATTAATGATTCTATATGCTCAACTCTACATTGATGTGTATCACTTACTTGATATTCTGTTTCTATAATTATTTTGACTCGAAATTTTGGGTAATCGTGATGCATTCTTAATTCCTGAATTTGAAATGGTGGGTCACATGCATTCAGGTGTCCTGGTCATTTGTATGCTCTGCTGTCGCTTTGACGACTTCCCCGTGCAGATTTTCACTGCGTGACCCGATATCTTTGTAAATCAACTTAGAGTTGGTGTCTATATCAATCAATGACTTTTTGTCATTACTGTTTTCATCCAGGCTTTTACATTATCCCAAAATGTTGTGATTGGTGTATTAGACTGTGCGGTATACGTGTCAATACTAGTGGAATCTTTGAAAGCTGTGATCATGTACTTGCAACCATCTTGAGTGCATTTCACATCAAAGCGGTAATTGGGGTACATTGATTTTAATCGGGCACCGACTTTCTGAATGATTTCTCTACTCATGGCGTACCCACAATAAGTTTAACCCCATAAAGGCTATAGATGTGTGGCACTGATTCAGGCACTAAATATTTATTGTGCAAGAATTCGTCCATTTCCCAAAGCTCTCTAACCATCAAATTGTATTCGGATTGAGTTACCACAAGCTCTTGCGGTGATGGTAACTCACTAAGCTTTTTAATTAATGCAATCATACTGCCTTTGCTTTTATCCATTACAACAGTCCTTTCATTGAATACCTAAAAAATTCTTTATGAGCATTAATTAAATCATCTTTATTAACAATTATTAACGAAATTAAGATAATTAATGTTCCAGCCCCACTAATCAATAAAATAAAAATTAGTGGTCTCATAATCCATGGATAGTTTAGGCATAAATAATGCATCATTCACCCGCATGTGCCAATCGTGAACTCAATGCAACGTATTTCTTTTGTGCTTCAACACGTGCTTTGCCCCGTGACTTCATCATCAGTTCACGTGCTTTGTGAACGTCATCGTGTGTGACTTCGTTATAGGTTCCCATTGAAACCTTGCTGCTACCCGGAACTGACGAGTTCAACAGCTTTGTGCGTTGATCGAGTAGTTGAGCGCGTAAATCTTTGTCCTTAATTGCCTCTTTTAACATTCTTTCTGCAACCTTCTCGGGATATGTCTTTGCTAGAAAGTCTTGCAATAGATTTAAGTTATCGGCACCCACTTCTTTTTTGGCATTTTCAAACGCATCTACTTGAGCCTTAACAGATTGTGTTTGTGCAAGAGCTAGCTTTTCAAATTGCGCTTGAGTAAGCCCGCTATTTTTAGCAGCTGCTTTCAGCTGGGCGACATCATTGTCGTGCAGTGTGACTTCACCAGGTACTTGATAGTCATCAGGCACCTTTGTCGTTTCATCAAACTTTTTCTTGAGGTCTTCGTTTTCCTGATAAACTTTAGCCGAGTTATTATAGCCCGCTTCGAGTTCTTCCACTGTTTTGAATTTACCAGCAAAGAGTTTAGGTTGTGTACCATCATTGGGATTAGTTGTTTGATCCGTCATTATTCGCCTCTGGTGTCAATTGTTGGTTAATAATCGCTTGAACTTTTTCTATCGTTGACCGAATGCCACGCAACACAGAACGTCTGCCATCGTAGAACGCAAGCACGCCCTCAGTCATGAGAGCCTCGCCTGGTTCTTCCCAAAACATTTCGTTCATCATAGTGCGTAAACAATCACTGCCTAATTCGCTGCTAAATAATTTGTAAAGTTTAAACTCTTCCGGTGAGATTTTCTTTGCTCCGAGCAATTCCTCTATCAAATTGTGACCCCTTTATCTTGTGGAAATTGTACAGCCCCCGCAGTCGTTGAGGGTTGCGACCCTGTTAACTGCTGTTGTTGCTGTTCCGATGCTTGAGCCAATCTTGATTTCAATTCATCATCTGATGCCGACAGTTTTGCGGGTAAATTCAGCTTGTCCATAATGAAACGGTTTACCTCGAACATATTCATTGTAATCAATGGGGCTGCTTGACCTGCAAATTGTTGTTTGATTTGCATACTAGTAATAAGATGATTTAAATCTGATTGATTTTGTAGGTCATACAACGGTGATTGAAATGCAAACTTTAGCTCTCGTGGGTCAAAGCCTGGTATTACTTCTTTTGGTTTTAGGAGTAAGCCACGAGCGTTTAGAATTTTGGCGGCCACTTCAAATATCTGCCTTGGCAATTCGTTTATTAAGCGTGCTATGTCTGTGCTGGCTGTTCGCTGTGCTCTGTTTTCCCGAATCGACACCTCTGTGGCAGACTTCACAGGTGTTTGAATCTCACCCAGTGGATCTACCATAAACCCTTTTTGAATCACCTCTTGCATATGAATCACTTGCTGATACACATCGGGGTATTCGGGCATTTGCAATGCCTCTAATGGATTACGGCCATTCGGTTGACGCGCAATCATTGCACCTGCCCACTGCCGAATCGAGTACGGATTGAAATAACTACCCGCATCATAAAACATGGGTGGGTTAGCTTTAAATGCCATGTTCTTACGTGAGTATTCAACAATGCGATTTAAGTCAATGATGGTCGGCATCATATCCATTGCAATGCCTCGCCCTTCCGCTTCCCCTGGGCGCACTCGATCACGATACACAATTATTTGTCGGTACTCGCTGTACCTATCCCATAGCACTGTAAACGGGTCGTTATCCAATACCGCATAGATATAGTACAAGTTTTCGCCAACTTCAACTTGCCCGTAGTTAACCGAGTACGTATCATTGGGATTGTCTTTAAGATTGTTCTTTTGATTACCGTCATAGTCTGGGAATGTATCGAGCACTGCACGCCCTGTCATCTTGGACACGTACCAACAGTTTTTAATCAGATCATCACTTGAGTACTCAATGTATAAAGCAACAGCTGGTATGCTACGAAAATACAAAGGCACCTCGTCACTAGGCGACTCAATCCATACGGCACCAGTTCCACCTACCAAATCCAAGTTGCTACTACCAACCACACGATCAACATTAGATTCGCTAAGATAAAACATAATGCGTTCATTGATTTTGTCCAGGACGATTTGACCCTTTTGTATGTCTTTCTCATCGTGCATATGTGGATCTAAAACATACTTACCCCAAACACGGTCTTTAGGCATCAGTAATCCGTGCAAGTCATTTGCCCTTTGATAGGCTGCGACCATTGCGGTATTATCCCAAATCATATTTGTTACGGGTTTGCCCGTGTCGGTATAATTAAACTTGATATTGAATGCATCTCTATCAGGTATTACATAAAAATAGAGGTTCTTGTAAAGAGCTAGCCAACGGTCTTTATAGTATCGTGCCTCTTGAAACCTATCATTCAGCTTGTGAAAATTCTCTGGTGGTTGTGGCATAGCTACCTCTTAGGTGTCCAAACTTGACCGCCTTGTGATTTGATAATATCAAGTCGTTCTTGATACAATGCTTTTCGCTTGGTTTCAATTTCTGCTTGGTTTTGTTTGAATTGCCGATCAATCAGTTCATCGGTGGCACTTGGTCGATTATCTTGTGCGCCAGAATTTCCCCCGCCTCCAAAAAATCCCATGTTATCGCCTCCAAACATACAGTATTTCGTAATTACTGCCATGGTTCATTAATAGCTTATTGTAAAGATGTTTAGGGTTAAATGTAAATCCAACGTCAACACCCGATATGTAACGGTCTAATTCGTTGCAACTTCGTACAAGATAAGGCTTCCATTTGATGCTTGCTTTCTCGTGTACTTCAACCACAATTAATGCGGTTAATGACTCAATATGTTTTATACCACGAATCAGGCTTGATGCGCTGTGTGCGTTTATCTTGCGCATGTGAATGCCTTGCAAGTCAAACTCTGTCACAAGCCATGTCTTGCCGTCAAATGTAACGATGTTACAGTGCTTGAATGTCTTGCTGAATGCAAGCTTTGCCTGTACGCCTGATGATACATTGTAAAAGCAAAAGAAACATATCATGTATTGACCTGTGTATCGTCATGACATAATAACCAATGCGTATCTAATTCTTCCTTATGCATAAATGTTAAATAACATACTGCACACTTATAGGGTAATTTCCCTAAAGGATCATATTGCCGTGAATTATCAAATTCAACTTGTTTCTCACGCTGTTTAATCTCATCGTTAATGTACCAAACCGCTTTCTTTAAATCTTCAATCGTTCGAGCTTTGTAATCAGCACGCCATATATATTTAAGCGCATTGCCAAGGTTAAAGTTAAAGTTACGGGTGATATCGATACATTCAATATGCGTGGACACACCACATTCACAGGTTGTATAAATATCTCGTGACGTGTAATGCGGGGGATGGTTTACGTTATCCGATACAGACTTGTCCATAAGCTAAATCAATTCCTTTGACGTTTAATAGGATGGTTATCACTTCAACGAGCAATAACAATAAGGCTGGCTTGATCATCAAACTAGATAAGCGGTCAAGGGCTATAAGGAAATTTATAATATATCTCATGTTTGGTCTGATAACCTCTGATAAGTTTAATGCATTAAATCGATTATAACTTGTTCGTGTTCAATCTTGGTTTCAATTAAACGCAAATGCCCATCTTCAACACGGTATTTACACTTATAGCGATAGGGTTTCCCCTCATACTTAAAGCTGCGTTCGTACTTACGCCACGAATCATACGCTGGTAAGTTTTGTACGTCACTCCATATCATCAGCATGATCGAGCTTTCCAGCTCCGACATTTGAAACAGTCTCTTTACTTTTAGTTGCGTCATGTTTTTTACTCACGGATTCAACGGCAGCTTGTATTTTCTCAACAGGAATTTTGCCAGCTTTAGGGGCTGGCTGAATCACACGCTTTTTACCGAATAGAGCAGCCTTTATTGCTTCCTTATCTTTGTTAATTCCATCGACAACTAAGTTTTTAAAGGCTAACTCCATTGCATTGCCTGGTTTCACAGGATGTTTCATTTATGCAGCATCCGTTTGTGGTTGGGCTTCTGCTGGTTCTTGCACAGGTTCAGCGGATTGTGCTGCTTGGTCTACTGGTGGAACGGGCACAGCTGGCGGTGCTGCTGGTGGTACATAACTAACCACTGCATTTTGCATCCACATGTGACCCTCATCGAATCGCAATAGAGCTTGTTGTTTTTGAATGGGTGCGCCAGGTAGTTTGATGATTAAGTCCATCAACTCCAAAAACCCTTTGCGTAATGCGCCTATAGCAAATTCAACTTGTTCTTTTGTTTGTGACATTTACTTTTTCCCCTTTTTGGATTTCTTTTTGGATTTATCAGCTTCACTATAGGCAATGGCTACGGCTTGCTTTTGAGGCTTGCCAGCTTCCATTTCACGCTTAACGTTTTCAGAGAAACCTTTACGACTCTTTGCAGCTTTGCCTTTGACTAGTGGCATGATAAGTCCATCCTCATTAATTGCATAGGTTTTAAAATACGATAAACCCATACGCAGTGATTCAAAGTTCATTTTTTCTTTTTCATTTTCTCTTTCATCATCTTGGCATCTTGTTTAACGTCTTTCTTTTCAGATGCTTTGATTTTTTTATCCATCATTTTTTCGTCTTTTTTCATCTCTTTTTTCATTTTAATTTGTCCTTGAAAAGTTTATCAACCAGGTGAAACAATTCATCTTCACCTATTTTAATCTTAACGTGCTCTTGGTTTTCAAGATACATCACGCCATGATCCAAACCTTTCATAGATATGTCATGCTGAATGATGTAACTATTTGAAGTCTTGCGACTCTCAAACACTTTAACGTACATTATTGGGCTGCTGGTGCTGCGGGTTCAAGCTTAGACTTTAACCAATCACCTACGACACTTGAGAACTCTTGAACCTCTGCCAAGAATGCAGCTTGCAAATCTGGTTCGTGCTTAACTAATTCAGCCTCAAGTAAACTAACTACATGACTGGCTACAAAGCTACTTAATAAACTCATGATGATATCCTTATTTGTTTAGTTTCTTTAAAGTTTCGGCTAATCGAGCACGCTTGCCCTCTTTGCCTGGTTTCTTAGCTGCTGCTTTCAATTTCTTTTCAGGGATTTTTTTGCCCTCTGGTACACCAAGTTCTTTATGCAAAGCACCTGGTTTCTTGATGGCATCTTGAATCCACTTTTTCTTAGGCTTAGGCATTGGGCTACCTCTCAATTTAACTGGTTTTTGCACTTGCGGCTTGGCTGCCATGATGCACCCCTTTGTTCTGATCAACTAAAGCTTGCATCAACATTTTATAATCTTCAAGCAATTGTTTGTAAAGCTCTGAATCTTTCCCGAAATCTTCCGCACAACAACGTTCTAACAGCCATGCAGTACCTTGCCAATTAGATACCCCTGTTCTGATATCTTTTACAGCTTGTTGTATATAATCTGCTCTAGCTCTTTTTATACCCTGCGTAAATCTTGTGAAAATATTGTCTTTTCCTGCTATCAAATCCTCATTGCCGTGACTCATCCATGTAGTAACAGTAGAGCGCGGTTGACCTTGTGCCTCTGCTGCAAAATTAATTGATAAGTATTCTCGCACATCCGAAATAATGGCTGTCGATAATTCCTCAGTCAATTTTGTTGGCCTTCCGGCCATTTCCTTTTTGTCTGCTTTTTTCGTCATAGTTTGAGTATCACAAAAATTCATGGGGAATTAAATACCTAATATAGCCGTCTAAATCCCCAACGTACAGAAAGGTATAAACCTTACTTGCTCTATACCTACGCTATACCTAAATTAAATGATAAGTTTTACTTGACATTAACTTATCATTCATTTATCATTTGATTGTTACTTAAACAACAAAGGAAAAAACATGAACCACATAGATTTTTACGAAAAAATAATTTCCGACCTTTCAATTGAGTTTGAAACCCGTCATTTCATGAAACAGTTTTATAACCTGGATTTAAAAACAGCATGTGAAACCGTAGAAATGTTGTCAAGGATGTTGCGTTTAAAGCAAATCGACTATGACACATTGAAACGAGCTAGCAAATTTGACACCGAACATAACTAAACAAAACTTAACATAACGGGAAACATAACATGGCAGAACATAACGAAACGAAAATTCAATTAGGGTCAATATTTTATGATTCATGGGGCTATGACCAAACTAACGTAGATTTTTACGAAGTAACAAAGATTGTTAGTGATAAGACAATCGAGGTAACAGAAATTTCTTGTCAACGTTTAGATGACAACGAAGAAAGAGTTATACCAGTATCACAAGCATATGTAGGCCAGCCAATGCGCAAACGTATAAACAAATGGGGTGGTATTGCCATGGCTTACGGTTCAGCCAGATTATGGGATGGAAAACCTAAATACTGTACCGCATTCGGTAACGGTCACTAATCAAAAGGGCTAATTCCCTCGAATAAGAGGGTTTTAGCCCTCTATACAAATCAAATGGAGTATGAAACATGAAAAAATTAATCGTAACAGTTTTGGTGCTCATGTGTGCCATTTCTTACGCAGAACAAGCCCCTGATGTAATGAGTGGCGAAAGTGATAGGCTTGAAAGAATGTTTGCCGATGCAAATCGTCAAGAATCCTTAAACAGCATTAATGATAATCTAAACAGAATTGATAGTGATATTCGCGATTTAAATTCAGGGGATGAATAAATGAGCTACATAAAAAACTATTTTTGGGATGAGATAAACGAACGTGAAGACAACCATTGTGAGCCTGATTTTTGTCATGAAGAGTACGACATAATCGAGCCAGCATTGACCAATGAGCCGATGACGAATGATTTACCTTTTTAGGAGATTACGAAAATGGGCAGATTTGACAATGTACACGGTGATGAGGACGAAATAGAATACGAATACCGCAGAATTGAGGAGTTAAGGGAATATGACCGAGAAGAGCACGCAATCGAAGAATGGAAACTATCAAGAACTGATTGAAATACTAGAACATCACAACGTAATAACCTACAAAGAAACAGCCATCACCCACGCTGATAAACTGGTGCCAATCTGTCACCGGTTCATCAGCGACATTACCAACCTAATGAAACCCCAAGACTACGAAGGTGCACCCAATGAATTTATTGAAATGGTGATAGCTAGTCAAACCTATGTATCGGCAAGTTTAATCATAGCTTTAGGCGATATGTTTCCGAGCGTTCCGATAAACACATTCATTAAAAACTTTAAGAAATCGCTTGATGCTTCCGTCAATGTGCAGCTTAGAAACCATAACGAGATAGTCCGCGATATGGTCTAACCATTTCGTTGAGGCCAACGATATGGTACCGCCATTTGTGACGGTACCATTTTCCTGGCATCAGGCAAATGGTTACTTTACATCGTTAATGAGGGGAATATCATTCTTGCGGGTATTTTTCTTGTTAACGCTGCCATCAGCACGAGCATGTAAGTCACGCATTTTGTCTTTGGCAAGTGAACCTTTTTGAACTTCTCGTTTACCATGATAAGGTGAACCAGTATGTTGCACTGGTCCTTGTTCTGCACCACCATCGTAATAGTTAATGGCGTGCCCACTTCGCATACGGTAGTTATGAACGGCCTCTTTAAATTCCCAGTGATCCATTATTTGTGTCCCGCATTAATGGCAACTAGCTCGCTACCATCCCAAATTTTATTTGGGTTCTTGTTACGTGGAACTTTTGGCTGTTGCTTTTCAATACCGCCATCATGATACTTGACCTCATGGCCTGTGCTTAAAGCATAATCCCTAAGTCGTTCACGTTGGCGTTCATGATCCATAATCAAATTCTCTTGGGTTGATTACGTAAGTTAGGTTGTGTTTTAACATCCATACGCTTTTTATGTTGTTCTTCAGTTTCACCTTGTCTACGCTGGTGATGAAGTTCTCTATACTTAGCGTCCTCTGTTTTTAAACGAGCAGCGTATTGTTCAACTGATTCATTATCAACACCGCCATCATGATACTCAACTTTATGACCGGTTCGTTCAGAATAATTTTTCAATCGTTCTTTGTGGCTCTCATGATTCATACTAGCCCCCGATCATTCTACGAAAACGAATATCACGTCTAACTTTGCGCATATCTTCACGCATACCTTCTCTGTCCATATGGTCTTCAAGCACTTTGTGCTCACCATCTGAACGTGGCGCACCCGCATCGTTGTACGTAATTGGGTGCATCATTCTATCAGAAACTTGTTTAATTCTGATTTTGTGCTCTTCATGGCTAGTTGGCATGATTAACGCCCCATTTTAGAACCGCCGCAATAGTACATAGGCTTTCCACCACCGCCTTTGACACTATCCATGGCTTTGTTAACTGCACTTGCATCATAACCACCCATGCCCATGCCTTGACCCATAGCAGCACCAGGACGTGGTTTGTTTTTACCCATTGGGGGATTACCACCACCGTACGCACGCTTTGCTACATTAGCCTTTATGCCTAAACCCATATCGTCACTCATGATTGCCCCCACAATTGTTAAAAGCTAACATCGAAACATCTTGTTAACCATGCATCTAAGAATACATCAAGTTTGGGATTGACAGCAACTAATTGCCTCATGTATCCCGCGCGTGTTGCAATCAGAGAAGGAATGAGCATAAACGATGCCTGGTTAATAGCAGACAGGGTTTTTGCACCAAATAAGGCGTCGTCCTTGACATAATCTTTTACTTTTTGTGCTGCACAACAAGCACGTTGAGTAAGCCTAGTTGCTTCAAACACTCCATGGTTGACGCACATATCAAAAATATACTTTCCGATAATTCCATTCATGATTTTATCGAACGGTGCTTTGCTCCAAAATTCAGAATAATACAACTTTTCTGCTTGGTCTTTGGTTAAATCACGTATGGTTTGGTCGGTAACATCCCCAAATATTCCTATACGTTTCAAAGTATCTGCGTCAACTTCGCGTAGAAACCTAAGCGAAATACCAAAATTGGTAATGCCCCCAGGGTCTGCTTTATCCTCAGTCAGTCCACCTTCATGACCTAGGACATATTCAACACATGGTTCAAATTGAGCCATTCATCACCCCTAAAAGGATTGCTGCCCACCAAAGGTATGACCGTACTTTTGTTGAAACCGTTGCTTTGCAAGTTGTTCGTTTTCTTTCAAATGACGCTGAATCATTTCACGTGGTACGTCTTGCATATTCAAACCAGGGGCAACTTCAATCCCTTTATTTGGGTTAACAAAACCTTCACGTGGTTTGCGTGTACGCTCAGTCACTACGGGTTTAGGGTAGGTTTTAGGTGTTGCAGTTTCGCCTTTAGACATGACATTTCCTTTTGTTGTTTTAAATCATCGTACCAAACAAAGTTACAAATTTAAACTACGCTTATAGGCTTTGGCATCATGGCCTAGGTTTTTTTGTTGCCATTCCTCAAATGAGGGAACCCTAAAATTACTTGGGATTTCGTTAAATTGAATCATAAGCTTAAGCTCACCAATGAACTGCGAGTAATGTACAAGGGGCGATGGTTGAGTGGGTTTCTTTTCGGCACCCATTTGTTTTGTAATCTTTTCACGCTTGAATATTTCATCATTCCATTTGTCACCGTTGAGATAACTAGTTACGTTTGGGATGAAACCATCAGCCCATCTATCATCATAAGCCTTTTTATCTTTGACATTTTGAATAATCACATCAGCTTGAGTATCTAATTTTTTTCTTTTCCAAATCTCTTTAGCTTTTTTCTTATTTTCCTTAATCGGCCATTCCTTCCAAAACGAATCAAAAACACACGTATTATTGTTAGGTTCTTTTTTAGGTTCTATTCTTTTAGATTCTAGGTGATCGTCGATCACTGGTGACTGGTGATCCTCGATCACTGGTACCCGTGATCCTAGATCACTGGTGACGTTTGTACACCCGTGATCGTCGATCACTGGTTCGTCCGAATTTTCTACATAAATCCCTTCCCGCCATTCATCTACCATAAGCCTCATTACAGGTATTTGATTGCTTCGTCCTTCCATTTTTCCAGTAAATTGTAGTAGGTGTTTTTCGATAAGAGTTTGGCGTGCGCGAATGATTGCACGGCGTTCATAGCCCGTGTCTTTTTCTAGACGTGAAAGGCTAGGCCAGCATTCACCGCGTTCACCTGCGCGGTCTGCCATAGCTAAGAGAATAAATTTTTCGGTAGGGGTTACTATTTTGTTGTTGAGTTTCCATACCCATCTTGTTGCATCTACACTCATATCAAGTCCTTCTGTTTATTGATTCCAAAGGGTTGACATGCGTCGATCATAAGCTATAATTTGCGCATGTCATGGCGCAAGTCTTGACGCTTGTCATAACAGTTGGAATCCTGTTGACGTTAATAAGCCCCGCGCGGGCAGGGCACATAAAGTGTTGGTTCACTTTACGTGCCCACACTCTACTAAATTATTCCTTTACATTCAATGTAGCCGCACAAATTCATAGCATAAAATCATTGTAAAAGCCAATTAGTTAGTACAGAATGAAATAGGTGGTTTTTATCCTTTTTTCCACCGATGCCGTAGAATTACTAAGCCCGTCAACTCCATTGCGGGCTTTTTTATTGGCGATAGAAATGCAGGATGTGGGGCAATGACAGGTTAAGACATATCGCTTAACCTGGCGAAGATTTAGGGGGTAGGATTTGATTCGTTATGTTTGGTCTGTCCATAAATTCTAATAAGTTTTCGAGCATTTAATAAATGAACCTTAATTTCAGGATTTTTAACGTTACGAATTTTAAGTTCTGCCCAATTTGTAATTTTAAATTCTAGGAAACCATGACAATACAAGCAAATAGAGTAATCACCCTCACGTGGGGCTTTATTCTCACCTGTGGTACAGATTGCACCATCAAGTTTTTTATCACAATACGGACATTTTAAAGTTGGGTCGAGCTTAAAAGATTCAATAGTCATTTCTCTGCTAACGCCTCAATTGAACCGTAATATTTTGTAAATACCTTTTTGAACACAGCACTTACTTCGTCTGCGTCAACCGGTGGACGTTCCCCACCTTCATTGAAACATTTTGTACAGTGTCCATTTTCCCATTGATGATCACAATTCAAAATAAAATGAAGTCTATGGTCATTCCAATAATTAATTTGATCTTCAATTAATTCCATCTTGCTTGAATAACACCAATCTANAGGGGTAGAGTATGCGCCAGCAACGACATTGTATTTAACCCCAGTATCACTATGCAATTTATCCAAACGTTCAACTACAAGCTTCGTAGGGCATCTTTGTACTAATATCCAAACCTCTTGACCTGGTTTAACCATTTCAATGTCAATCATTATGTTTCCTATATCGCTTACATCGCTTGCAGTAAACCATGTCAGCGGCTGCATGATGCTGTTCTTTCTCTATCCGTAGATCATATTCATTCCAATCAATCGAATGACCAAATATATTACAAATTAATTTCCTTAACATCTAGGCTTCCTAAGTATTTGTTTCATTTGTGTCTTATGACCGCATTTAATGCATGTACCTGTTGCCATGAGATTCCAGCCGTTAATAACTCCATATTGGTCTTCACATCGCCAATAATAACTATGACCGCCGAACATCCAGCACAGCAGTTGTTTAAACATATTATTTCCCGTTTAATTTAATCTCATGAATGATTTCAGTTAAAGTGTGACATGCTCGGTGAAAGGTTCCGGCTGCCTCTTGGTCATTCGTTGCCAAATGCGCACCATAAAGAAATTCATAGAGCTTTTCCAGGCGTGCAATGATTTTATTATTATCCATGACATGTGCGCACCCTTTCAATACGTGCCTATCAATGGCTAATCGGGGAATATCAGCGCGTCCAATCTCACCACGCACATAGATTTTATGGGCGTACTCATAGCATTCTTCACACATATTCATTACGATCACCTCATCCTTAGTGCACTCCAACACCTGGCCGTACTCATCAAAGTAAATAACAATTATTTCAGTGCCATTTATCCTATCAAAATCTAGCACAGTTCCTATTTCATATTCTTTACTGTACGAATTAAGCGCAATAACTCGCCCACCGCGCCTAATTGTTCTCATTCAAAAACCCCTTTAACAATGCACAACCATGTTCCACGGCTTCACGAATGTTTGGAAATAAAATAGATTCGTGAATGTAAGTTGCTGCGGGCTTACCCGTATTGTATTTGTAACCGTCTGTGGTTTGCTTGATACTGCCGACTTCAAAACTCATTAAATCAGGTTGTGATCCTGAATATTTGAACCAGTAAAGCGTTTGTCCTATTTGATATTTATTCATTCTGGTGCCTCATTTTCCTTGATTGATTGATAAACTTCCTCTGGCACATCACAAAAATAACCCCAGGCAATCGGCATATCTAACTCTATAGCTTCCGCACGTTGCTTGTCGGTAATCTGTCTACCGCATACATTATTACAATTTGGTGAGGCACAAAATGCTCTGTCTCTATAACTCAACATGGCAAAGTTCCTCTTTTTTAGGTTCAAACGTTTCATCTTCAATCATTGCTGTTAATTTGGTCAATAAAGATGGATTGGGATCGATGCATAAATCTGGGTCAAAATAATGTTTGGTCAAAATCCCGTAAATTTCTAATAATTCATCTAAGTTAAGTGCAAGCATGTTTTCCCCTAAACTAATTTCAAAGCATGTAAAGCAATTGGCAATATCCAACCACCTACGCTAATCGTGATAATCCAATTCAATTTGGCCTCAATAATTTTGAACCGTTCATCATGAACCCTAATTTGAACCTCATGTTCAATGTATTTGTCTGCATTCATAGTTCCCCCTTAGTGATGTGGTAGCTCATCTTTTTCAATCAGCATGTCAATACTGGTCATGCACAAATTAACAATACCGCTTAAAAGAGTGCCTAACATTTCCTTGCGCTGCTTATTATCTTTAGCATGAGCCGTGTTATAAAATAAATTCATAATGATGTTCGTTGAAATTATAGCTATCAAAGTAGCTGGGTGAATTTCTTCAAGTTCCAACTCTGGTTTTTCCAAACCATCCGCANATGATTCCANAACGTTATCAATTATTTNTTGAAAAAATCGCTCTTTATCGTTTTGCTCACTCTTTAAAGTGCCGAACCTCATAATCAATTCTTCCGGTCTTTGTTTTTCCATGTGGTTAATCTCCGATC